TTTAGAAGACGGTAAAACTGTTGATTTTGGTGCAAGAGGTTATTCAGACTACACCAAACACAAGACTCCCTCGCGTATGCGTTCCTATGTATTACGTCATGGAGGTCAGATACCTAAACGTATTATAGCAGAGAGAGATCCCGTTAGGATTCAGAACCTAATGTTAGACGTCAATCGTAGTGATAAAGAGGATTGGAAAATGAGCGGTATCAACGGGGCCGGTTTTTGGTCACGTTGGTATCTCTGGAGTTTTCCAACTACCGGAGGTGTCAAACAGTTTATGTCTAAGAGGTTTGGGATACAGATCGTTTAAATTCCTGGAACTTTTCAAAAAAGTGTATAATTAGAACGAGGCGTTTATATAAATCTGAACCTAAATCATATTTAACTAGATCTTCCATGGAATCAAAGTAAATTAGGTCTACATCTCCCAAATCACACATCTTTTTGATGTAATTGTCAAGAATGTAGTGTATGCTATCAAAATTATCACCTTCCCATTCTCTCAAAATCTTCTTAATCTGTTTCAGTTCAAGATGTTTTGAAAGAGTGTTTACCACACACAACTTGGAAATATGTACTAATTTTTTAGATGTCTCACCATCTATTTCACGATACCACATTTCTCTTTTACGAGTACGATTTTTCTCGTCACCTTCTTTTATACTTTCAGAAAAATTGGATATGAGTATATGTGCTTTCTCAATATTTTCATCGTTCATGATCCAATTATTCGCGAGGTCTTTTAAATTTTTGATGTTTAGGTCTTGTTCCTTTGACTGACAGAAACATCCTAAATCTCTAAATATACCCATGCTATTATCATAGCTATATTTTTTAAGCCTTACGCGTTCGCGGGCTTGTTGTTGGGCTTCTTGTTGCCGTTGTTGGGCTTCGCGTTGTTGGCGGGCTTGTTGTTGCCGTTGTTGGGCTTGGCATTGTTGTTGGGCTTCGCGTTGTTGGCGGGCTTGTTGTTACCGTTGTTGGCGGGCTTGTTGTTACCGTTGTTGGCGGGCTTGTTGTTACCGTTGTTGGCGGGCTTGTTGTTGCCGTTGTTGGCGGGCTTGTTGTTACCGTTGTTGGCGGGCTTGTTGTTGCCGTTGTTGGCGGGCTTGTTGTTACCGTTGTTGGCGGGCTTGTTGTTACCGTTGTTGGCGGGCTTGTTGTTGCCGTTGTTGGCGGGCTTGTTGTTGCCGTTGTTGGCGGGCTTGTTGTTACCGTTGTTGGCGGGCTTGTTGTTGCCCTTGTTGTTAGCGGGCTTGTTGTTGCCCTTGTTGTTGCCACCGTTGTTAGCGGGCTTGTTGTTGGGCTTAGCATTGTTGTTGCCGCCGTTCGCACCACGCGCCTTGTTAATGGCGTCGGTCGCTAATTTGAGGGCAATCTCACGGAGCTTCTTAGCACCGTTATTGAGAGCGTTGTTCGCGGGCTGGTTATTATTAGCCATGATCGTAATATACTAATTAGTAAGATTATTTTTCCTCATCCCTTTTTTTTTCAATACATTTTTCAATTCAGCTATAAGTGCCGCGCGCTTAGTATTTACTGGAGGTTTCCTGGATAGTGGAGGAGGGGGTGGAGGAGGTGGAGGAGGTGGAGGGGGTATACCACCGGGACGCATTGTCATTTGAGGACCTGGACCCACAATAGTTCTACATACCCGAATAACTTGCTGAGCATTTTTGACACTATTTTCAAAATTCAATCTAATTTTCGCGCGGAGTTCCTTAGCAGTGAGTTTGACCCGCTTTCCACGGACATCCTTGGTAACTCGCACACCCGCCTTCTTGGCTTTTTCCTTCAGCTCTTTGTACTGCATATTACTATAGGTCAACATAAAATCTCTCCCCCCTGAATATCTCGGTATAAAGATAGTAAACCTTGAGTTATCAAGATGGGTGATGTTAATGAACTAAAGGTTATGATTAATCGCGTACTTCTCCCTAGAATACGCCAACTTGAGAGTGAGGTTTCATCTTTGAGAAAACATACGTGGCCATATGTACAAGCTCGTAAGGAACATAACGAACTCGATGATATGGAGGCCAAGATACAATTTTTCAAAAATCTAGATGATGAGACAATTAAGGAACTTTTACGTATCAAATCCAAGTTGCGTATAGGTTCAAATCTCCAGCATAGAGAATTTGATATGATTACATTTAACATTTTAGAAAACAATTTCTGTTAGTACTGTATACGAGATGAGTACGGTAGCATTATCCAGTGCTTCGTCTACTTCGGCTGGTGTAGTAATTTCAATAATAGTGATGACGTATCTAGCTGAAATGGATGGCTCGTTACCAAAAATAGCCTTAGCATGCTGTGCATGTTCAACTTTTTCGGGAGCGATTAGAACTATACAGTATATCTTACATGGTGTAACTGGTATCAAGACGTATTATCAAACACAGGAATAAAATCTCAGACTACATTAAATCACTCACGATGGGTGCTGCGGTATCTTCTCTTTGGTTCTTCATCAGTCCAATTCCTGATGTATCAAACAAAGGTAAGTTCAAACAAGTTTCATCATTCATGATGTCTATCAGTTGCCTGTTCACAATGATATTAATTTACTGGGGTAAGCAATTCTATGATATGCACCCAGGATTTCCAATTCCATTTCCACCGTGGTTTTTCCCTGGTATGTTGATATTGTGCTGTTGTTGTTGTTGTTCGACCCTAAAACTATTGGGTCAGGCGAGAAAGATGGGTAACAAAAAGTAAATTAGAAGAAGTTATCGGTGCGATACATCTTAACCCCAAATGAACCAGTCTTACCAGTTATTGAGACTGTTTCATTTCCATATAGTTCCTGGCACCCTATATCCTCCATACAGTCTCTAGCATTGTGACTTACTGGAATTGGATAGATTTGTTGACCAGGTGTAGTCGTGTAGTAATGATACCTATCACGTCTACCACGAACCTCCTTACCGTATAATGGCATAGTGGTCTCACCTGGACCTGTCAATAATCCCATTTGTTGCATCTGTCCAGGTTTATACTTTTTGATGGGTGGTCCCCTAAACTCTGGTTCACGACGCACACTCACTGGGCGAGGTGTTAATGGAAGTTGAGGTTGTGTTGGAACTTTCACAACCCTGGGATTATACCACATGTAAACGAGAGCAAGTACTAATGCAATGAGAATACCCGAAAGCATGTGAGTTTTCGTCTTGTTCTTCATTTATTATAGTTAAGGAAAATCTTTCCGATAAAGGTATGAAGATACTAGCGATAGACATCGGTTATCATAACATGGGCCTAGTTTTAGCTGAGTCTTTAACTGGACCGAAGATTGTAGTTGAATACATGAAAAAGGTAAGTTTGGGAGACTACAAGTATCTGAAGACCAATGATTTTGTTGACCTGGTTCCTTTATTTGTAGAGGATCATCAACATCTATTTGATGCGGCTGAAAAGATACTAATTGAAAGACAACCCCCAGGTGGATTTACGAATATTGAGATTCTTTTACATTACATGTTCAAAGATAAGGTTAAACTTGTTTCACCTGTGAGCATGCATAAACATTTTGGTATGAGGCATTTAGACTACGAAGAACGTAAAGAACGGACGGTTTCTCTAGCCCAAAAATTTTTAAATGAAGAAATTCCGTATGAAAGGAAGCATGATATAGCTGATGCTATGTGTATGATTATGTACGACAACTTCCATTGTACAACCCATATATTCGATCGTTTTAGATATCATCCACCTTCTTTGAATACTTGAATTGAAAATAATATGTGCACATAATAAATGCCGAGTGCTAAGCAACTTCAGGATGCGCGTAAAAAGTTAAAGGCCATCCCAAAGCCTAAGGGTAATTCACCTAGGATACCTTCTGCGGCTCTTCTCCGTATTATTAAAGCGGATCCCAAGATCAAGCGCAATAAACAGTTTGTGAAACGTGTTCAGGAGTTAATTAAGAACGGTAAGTAACTATACCTTTCCAAATCTAATTTTCTTACCATCCCATACTTTGAAAATGTCATTGATGAGATTATCAAAGTAACCAAGACGATACTGAACTACACCCCATAAGATGAAGAACACTGTTTTTGTAAGGTGATTGACGTCATTCTCTTCCATCTTATAAATTGGTCCTACAACCCGACCCATAAACGTTTCCTCTTTTTTTGAACCCGTGATAGCCATCTCCGCTTGGGTTAGAGCGCATGTGTCATCATTAACACTCCAATGATAAAAAATGAATGGGATTAAAATGGAGTAAAATTCTAAACTTCTCCTGTCATTGATAAAAGGTACAACTAGGATGCCTATAAGAAAAACAAGATGAATCATAAATATAATATTCATTCTTAATATAAGATGAGCGAAGAAATTAATATGGAAGAAATGTGGAATGAATATCACGAGAATATACTTCGCCAGTGGGGCGAGTCGTCTGCGTGTTACAGGTATATGCACCACCGAGCCTTCCTGTTATTTAAGAAGATGTCTCTGCGCTTTAATTTACCCGTTATTGTACTTTCAACGATAACAGGGACAGCTAACTTTGCTCAAAGTACATTACCAGAAAGTATAAGACCTGCGGCTCCGTCTATAATTGGTGGTTTGAATTTAATAGCTGGTCTCATAGCCACAATCATGCAATTCCTTAAGATAAATGAGTTGATGGAAAATCACAGAACTGCCGCGTTAGGTCATGGTAGCCTCTCACGTAACATTAGGTTACAATTAGCTTTACCTCGTGATGAACGTAAGAAGGAGGGTCTTAAATTTGTAGAGGAATGTAAAACTACGTACGATAGTTTACTAGAACAATCACCAGCTGTACCTAAGCATATCCTACTTAAATTCGAGAAGGAATACCCAATTGATGGTATTTTCACAAAACCCGAGATCTTAAACGTGCGTCCAATCCCTTTCCTAAAACCACCGAAGACTATTGAGCCTATACGGGCTATTACTCAAGATACACCATTTGATAAAATTGGTAGAATGTTAACAGTTACTGATGAGGAAGAGGAGGAAGAGAGGGAAGAGGAAACTGAAGAGTATGAAGAGGAAGTAGAGACAGACGTCGAACAAGGTACGCCAAAAGAATAAACATTAGAAGATTGGTAAGGATTGTGGATACAATGAATGGTAAAATTTTCCTTCTTAAAGGTTTTACGATTCTATCATGTAGTGCGTCATTTTTGAGTACCAAATCTATGGCCTGATTAGTAAGATCATCGATGGATTCATTCATTAAAATAGTTGAGCAAAAAAAAAGTCCCGTTGTAACGACGATACACACTAAACATATAGATCTAATTAGTAGATACATTACAGAAGGTAAAAATGTATTTATTTGTGGCCCCTTAGGGGTGGGCAAAACCTTCATTTTGGAGAAAGTGTTGGAAGAAACCAATCACATAGAATTACTTCCCCACCATTTGAAAAGAAATTCACATTTCTTACCGTTTATTAAACCATCTACTAAGCATGTATTCATAGACAATTATGATAGTGTTTTCAAACCCATCATAGAACAGGTTTCAGATGGTAACAAACTTACACGAGGATCTTTGATTGTTACGACAAGTACTATGTGTATGTATCCAAATTTTGAAACTGTTATAATTCCCAGACATAAACCTGATATTTTACTATCTTTGACTGAGAATCAAGGGAAGGAGGCCTATGAAGCAGCTGTTAGATCTCAAGGAAACATTCGTAACTTTTTCACCTATCTGGAAGGGTATGACGAAATGGATGACTTCAAGACCCCTAAAGAGTTTATAACGGAGGTGTTGAGTGATCCGGGACCTTTAGAAATTCTAGATAGTATCACTGAGCATGGTCACATGTGGGACATCTTTCAGGAGAACTACATTGACTCAAAGGGTGTAGATCTAATTAAATCCACTAATTCATTCTCTAACGCTGATATGTATGATACTTATATATATCAATCAGGTAACTGGAACCTAATGCCTTACTTTGTACTACACGCTTTGACCATACCCAAGTCATCCCTCGGTGAACCTCTAAATAAGGATAAGATACGCCCCGGGTCATGTTGGACTAAACTTGGAAACTATAAGATGCGTAAACAAAAATTTTCAGAAATCCATAAAAAATCAAGAATGGGTTTAGGGGTTGAAGAATTGTGCCTATTAAAGAAATATGCAGAAAAAGGAGACTTAGAACCACTGCTAGACTATAAAATCACCCCACAAGATTTTGATGTTATCAATCATCTTGCTGTTGGAAATGGCTTAAAATCAAAGGACGTAACAAGAGTAAAGAAAGCATTGAAGAATGCCTACGACAGATGAAGATATCGCGAAGGAACAAGAGGAGAATGACTGCATCAAAGTTGTTGGTAACGAGCTGTTGTTCTTTGGGGATGTAGACAGGGAAAATACTCTCGAGTTTGTCGAGAAGTTCAAGAAGCTTGAAATCGAGCTCCTAAAGAAGATGGCAGAACTTGTTGGGTACGAGCCAATGATCCGTGTTCATATAATGAGCGAAGGTGGTGATGTGTATGCTGGTCTAAACATGATGAATGTTCTGGAACGATCTCGTGTGAAGGTAGTCACTATAGCTCAAGGAGCCTGCTGTAGTGCGGCAACATTTGTACTTCTGGGTGGTAAAGAACGTCGCATGGGTAAAAATGCTTACCTTCTCATCCACCAAATTAGTACAGAAATGTGGGGTAGCTTCAATGATCTCAAACATGAATTGAAGTCAACAGATAAACTTATGAAAATGCTCAAGGATATGTATCTCTCTAAGACGAAGATTCCTGAAGCTAAATTCAAATCCTTGATGAAAAAAGATATCTATCTATCCCCAGACAAATGTCTCAAGTATGGAATCGTTTCCGAGATTGAGTAATCGTCGTGTGACGTTTATACAACCCCAAAATACACAAAAAAATGAAAATTATACAAAAAGTGTTTGCATTCAATGGCATAAATGTGCTCTCTGGAGGCCTAAGTCGTTCCATTCTACCATAATTTACAACCGGTAAATCCGACATCTACTTAAGACTGATATTTTATTATCGTACAATGGAACGCCTTATCAAACAAGACAAGCACAACCGCGACCGCTACATTGACATCAAAGTCGAGGACTTGAAGGATGGAACTGCGGACATCGTGAAGATCTCTGGTATTGTTGGGAGTGACAAGTTTTCTGAGTCACGAACCAATGTCAAGACTGGTTACGAAAAGGCTCTCAAGAGAGCCCAAACCATGTGGAACAATGAGCATACCAAGTGTAACCAAGTGTTGCCTATGCTCGCCAACAAATGGGAAGATCGCC